TAACTTGTTGTTCATTGACGAATTGATTGATTCGGGCATGGATGCCAGTGGTGTAGAGAACGCTATGGCTATACTTAAGAAGATGTCGCGTGATTCACACAAATCTATTTGGTTAGTATCTCATAGAGACGAACTAGGCGGTCGAGTAAATAATGTATTAACCGTTGTAAAAGAGAACGGCTTTACCAGTTATAATACAGATGTTGAGATCATTTAATCTATGTCAATAGTCATTGCCGCTGTTCCTTACATAGAATCTACATACGTTTCTATGGCTCCTGGACTTTTAAAATCTTTAATCAAACGTCACGGATTTGAATCTGTAGCTATAGATTTAAATATGGAGATTATTAATAAAATCGAAATCAGTCCAAATAAAAAAGATCTCATTGATTTTTTTCTATGTCAAACTGTGCTACCGCACACGGTAGAAGAAATAACCAGTTTTATTGATTACTGTGCTAACAGAATTATCAAACATAATCCCAGTATTATTGCTTTAAGTTTATTAACTTATGGATGTGAGATCTTTACTTTGTGGTTGTGTGCTAAGTTAAGGCAATTAGCACCAAATGCAAAAATTGTCTTGGGTGGTCCAGGAATACAGTCAAAACTTGCTGAGAATAATAGTAATTTCACTGTGGCGATTAACAATTGGCAATTAACCGATGATATAATATACGGTGACGGGGAATATTCGTTTGTGGAATATGTTAAGGGAAATAAAGATTTTCCAGGTATCAATGATGCTAAGTGGTTACCAATTGAAGATTTAAATGATCTACCGATCCCTGATTATTCTGATTATGATTTCTCAATATATAAGCATCCGTGGATCCCAATACAAGACAGCAGGGGGTGTGTTAAAAATTGCGATTTTTGCGATATCATTGAGTATTGGCAAAAATACAAATCAAGGACAGCTGAAAATATATTCAATGAGATGTTACATCAAATTAAAAAATATAATTATAGTAAATTCTATTTTAGAAATGCCCTGATAAATGGCAATCTTAAAGAGTTTAAAAAATTAATAAGTTTAATGGCCAACTACAACCACGGAAAATCTGAAGATAAACAAATACATTGGTTTAGTTATTTTATTATCAGACCTCAGGAACATCATACCCCCAAAATCTGGGAAGATATAAGTAAAAGCAATGGCACTATCATGATGGGCGTAGAAAGTGTAGTTCCGGCCATCAGGCAACGTATGAACAAACCTTATACCAACGAGGACATAGATTATCATTTAGCGTGTGCTAAAAAATATTCAGTTAAAATAGGATTGTTATTTATTGTCGCATATCCCGAAGAAACTTTAGATGATTATGAAGCAACTAAACAATGGTTCAAAGATCGTGCAGAATACGGAAAATACATATACTGTGTTATATTATCAATCGCTTCAATTTTACCAAATACCGCCTTAGAGAGACAAAGCAAAAAAAGAGGAATAATAACAGGAAATCTTCCAAGCATATGGATTAATACAAATTTGAACATCACACCCAAGCAGCGTGTAGAATATCACAGAGAATTATTATCTATTTGTGCCGAAAATGGGTTCCCTGTAGATCACAACCAAGAACACAACTTAGTTCAAACATTAGTTGAATCAAATAAATTTAATGATCATTTACCTTTAATTTAATCATGTTAACAAAATTATCTTTTGAATTAAAATTTTCATTTTCCAACGGAGCAATGCGGGTAATCATCAGTGATGATAATTCTACACTGTTGGATTTAATTGATATATCTGAACCAATGGTGCAGAGATCAATCAACATCACCCTACCGACAAAATTAACATTTACATTAAGTGGAAAGGGAAAATACGATACTAAATTAGATTCAAATAACAATATTATTGCCGACAAATATGTTCTTCTCTCAGCGATGAAATTAGGAGAAATCCCCATCCAATCAAATAAATTATTTGACATTTGTGACTATACTACCAGCGACGGACATAGTAAAAATACATTTTGGGCATTTGACGGGCAGGTAATTATAGACTTTGATGAAAAAGATTTTATCAGATGGCATTTAAAAAATAATAATATTTTTGATTTTGAGCCGACCCATTTAAGTTATGTTTAATTACGATCTAATAGACGAATATCAAATTGAAATTACAACTAATTGTAATGCAGCCTGCCCACAGTGCCCCCGCAACGTCAATGGTGGTGAAGTTAACCCGCACTTGCCTGTGGTTTATTTAGATCGGCAGACTATTGATCGTGCTTTCCCTATAGAATTAGTCAATAGATTGCGACAGGTATTTTTTTGTGGCAGTTACGGTGATCCAATAGCACACCCCGACTTCTTAGACATACTCAGAGATTTCCGTAGTAAGAGTCCTACCGTTTGGTTATACTTACATACCAATGGTGGTATACGCAGTCCTGAGTGGTGGGCAGAATTGGCTGTTATACTTAATGGCTACGGTAAAATAGATTTTGGCATTGACGGATTAGAGGATACTAACCACCTGTATAGGCGCAATGTCAGTTGGAATAAAGTCATGACCAACACACGAGCATTTATCACCGCGGGTGGTAAAGCCCAGTGGAACTATATTGTATTCCGTCACAATGAACATCAGGTTGACCAAGCCAAACAGTTAAGTCAGGATATGGGATTTGAATCATTCTTACCTCGCAACACAGGTAGATTTTTTAATCATGCTTTGATAGAAGAAATGACTGTGTGGCCCGCACCTGGATACACATTAGAACCACCAGTTAATCCACAGTATAAAAATCGTTCAATGATTAGGTTGACAGAATTAAAGAATGAGTACAATAATATAAAAGACTACTTTAATTCTACAGAAATTCGGTGTGATGCATTATTAGGAAAGAAAGTAGCAATAACAGGAGAAGGGTTGGTTATGCCTTGTAATTTCTTTACACACAATCTATATGATAAGAGATTTCATGACGCAGATACCTTGCCTGGACATAATGAATTAAGTAATGTAAATGGTAAGAATCAAATACAAGAATTGATTAACCAGTATGGTCGAGACAATTTAGATATACACAGTAAATCATTGGAAGATATATTTGCTAATGATTTTTGGGCACATATTGTTGACAGCTGGAATAAAGATTTAGACAATGGTAGAATATTTGAATGTGCTATGACCTGTGGTAGTAAATTATCTAAGGTATGGGATCAAGGGGGTAGTATAAGATGACGATGTTAGTAACAGGTGGTAATCGTGGATTGGGATTAACTTTAGTTGATCATTTTTCTGCGGACTCTATAAGCCGTGCAGATGGGTTAGATATAACCAAAGATATTAAAGCAATAGCAGAAAAATCATTGGCTTATGATATTTTTGTTAATAATGCGTTTGATGGTCCACCGCACGAGCCGTGGGCTAATTTTGCACAAACTAATTTATTATACGAAATTTATCAACTATGGAAGGACAAGGATAAACACGGACACATTTTTAATATTGGTAGTGTTGGTGAAAAATCTATTGTAAATCCAGAACCCATGTTTGAGACGTATCGTACTGCCAAAGCTGCCCTAGCACATGCCAGTAAACAATGTTCCGCTGCTTTTAAAAACAACTTAGTTGGGTTTAAAACCACATTAATTACTTTAGACAGACTTGATACTGAAATATCTAGATCTCGACCGTCGTGGACCGGAAACGGTATAAATTGTCAGGACGTGGCAAAATTTATTAATTATGCTACCAGCATCAATAATAATAGTTGTGTAGAAGAAGTAACAATCTACGTAAATTTTAACAGTAAATAAAATCATTGATGTTGAAATTAGCCAATCAAGATGTTAAAGTTTTACATATAGAATCAACAGATGCCTGTAACGCAGCCTGTCCCCAATGTGCCAGAGAAACTGATACTACATTTGATAAAACTAATCTACATCATCTGACCGTAGACCAAATAAAAGAATTAGTTGATGTTGAGACTATTAAAAATCTTAATAAGCTATATATGTGTGGCGACTATGGTGATCCGGCGGCTGGTAAGCATACCTTAGAAATTTATCGTTACTTTAGAACTATAAATCCCACAATAACATTAGGCATGAATACCAATGGCGGATTACGCGACACTGGTTGGTGGCAAGAACTAGCTGAGACTATGTACCAAGACAATCCTTATCCGCAAGAATATGTAGTTTTTAGTATCGATGGGTTAGCCGACACTAATCATATCTATAGAGTAAACGTTAATTGGAAAAAAGTTATAGCCAATGCACAGGCATTTATTTCTGCAGGTGGCCGTGCCCATTGGGAAATGTTGGTATTCGAACACAACCAACATCAGGTTGATCAAGCACAACAGACAGCAAAAGATATGGGATTTAAATGGTTTCGTGCTAAAGTTAGTAAAAGATTTAAGACACACCCTATAGAATTTTTAAAGCCCCCGGAAGCGTGGAAGGATCCAACTGTAAATGAGGGGAAGATTGATTGTCAGGCAATCAAAGAATCTAGTCTTTATATATCAGCTAAAGGTATAATATATCCTTGTTGTTGGTTAGGAACCAGTGAAAATTCTATAGATAAGTTTGATAGTATACAAAAATATTGGAATAGTAGTGCCCAAAATACAATTTGTGCTACGACCTGTACTAAAAATGTATTAGGAACTAGTTTCATCAATCAATGGCAAAGATCAATAGAATTTCAATTTACATCGTAGATAAAATAAATTAAACTATATATGATATAGAAGGAGTAATATATGGCAGGCGGAGCAACAGCAAGAGTTCACCCAAGTAAAAGACACAATCATCCACTACAGTATAAAAGTGGTAAACCAAGATTAAGACCGTTAAACCTAACACAATTAACAGCATTAATTGATAAAACACAGCGTAAGAAAGACAAGGCAAAGATTAGTAAAGAAATCGCTAGGAAACAAGCAAGATCAGTAGTATAATTTTTAAAAAGGAAAAGTAAAATGGCAATTCATGACGATATTTTAGCAGCAGTTGAACTATACAAAGCAGAATCAGAAAAATTTGAAGGTAAAGGCGTTAAAGCTTCAGCGGCACGTGCTCGTGGTGCATTAGGTGATTTAGCTAAACTAGCCAAGGCTAGACGTGCTGAGATCCAAGAAAAGAAAAACGCATTAACAGCGAAATAAGTATGACCTATGATAATCCTTGGACTTATCTTGGTAAACCCTTTGAGTCTGAGGATATCAACGAGTATTATGGATTTATATATAGGATAACTAATACTGTTAACGGGTTTGATTACGTTGGCAGGAAATACTTCACTACAATCAAAAAGAGACCACCTCTA